GTCACACTCCCAGAATCCGACTATCACGAACTGGTTCTTCGTGGACAGGCGGCAGACCCTGCCGGCGATCTACGAGCGGAAATCCCCCGACTGGCTCGCCCACGCAAAGTGCCACGGTCTACCGGGAAATCTCTTCTACAGCGACCACCAGCACAACAATACCCAGGTGCAGGAAGCACGCAGCGTGTGCCTGGGAACCCATCCGGACCACCCAGGCCGCTGCCCGGTCCTGGAGGCTTGTCTCGACTACGCCATCGAGAACGGGGAGAGGTGGGGCGTCTGGGGCGGAACCAGCGAAAGGGAACGTCGGCGGATAGCACGAGCACGCCGCCAACAGCATCGTGAGGAAGCTCTCCAGGCCGGGGACATCGTCCCGCCGGCCAGTGATCGACCCCAACTTGAGGGCGCTCCTGGACACGACCAAGAGGCCCACCCGACTCCTTGGGGACGTTCAAAGATTGCTCTTGCAGCCTGGCGGCGAGAACGGGCTGAGAGTCGACGCCTTGCATCCATCGGAGATCAGCCATTCGGACTGGTGCCCCAGGGCCAGCTACTACCGGCTGTCAGGGCGGGTAGCGCGTGTTGAACAGGCAGGCAGCTACTGGCAGCTACAGATGGTCTTCGATGAAGGCAACGAGATCCATCGCAAGTGGCAAAAAAGGATCTGGGATCTAGGCCGGCTGGCTGGCACATTTTATTGCCGTGAGTGCCACTACGCCTTCCCCGCGGTAGCTCCCCAGGAGTGTGAGAAGTGTCATCGACCGCGGCAGTTCCTGGACTACCACGAGGTGCCTCTGTTCAACCAGAACCTGCACATGGCTGGGCATGCCGATGGGCTGGACACCTGGGACGGCCCCATCATCGAGATCAAGAGCGTGGGCCTGGGGACGCTGCGCTTTGAAGCGCCCAACCTGATCGCTCAGCACACCTACGACTTCCACATCAACGGAAAATCGAGGAAGTTTCTAGACTACGACGGGCTGTGGGATTCCATCCGGCACCCATTCCCCTCACACGTTCGACAAGGTGATTTTTATTGCTACATGAGCCGCAAGTACCACGAGGTGCTCTTCCTGTACGAGTGCAAATGGAACCAGCGCACCAAGGAGATGATTGTCCAGTACCAGGAAGACCGCATCGCGGATCGACTAGACAAGTGCAGCCGCATCACCATGGCACTCCAGGGGGGCCGTGTTCCACCATGCCCCTTCAACGGTTGTGCCGATTGCCAACGCTACGAGGAGAAGCATGCAAACTCAGGAGGACGAGTCCTCATCCGTCGGTCGCCGGATCAGCCGCCGGCCCCCGCTCGATCTCAAGGAAACGCTGGCGAGAATGGTCAACGGCCAGCGCCGCGCCGTCTACACCGATCTGGGGATCGATGAACCTCAGGCCCCAGACCATCAGCCTCCCACCCTGGGGACTGACATCGATGACCTCACCGACAAGCAACTCATGGATTTATTCGTCAAGTTCACCCGCTGGTGTGATTATTTTCAGAACCAGCTAGCCATCGAAGAGATATTTGAGCACCATGCAGAGATGGAAATCCGACGCCTGGAGGGGTTGTACCTCACACGCAATCGTCCTGAAAAAGCGAGCGAAGCGGTCACCTGGGTGCGGGCGGCGATGGAGACTGACTCCGAGATTCGTTCCGCGAGGGATGCCCTCAGGCTGTACTACGCCAGGCGAAAGCTGAAGCAGATGCTCTTTGAGTCAGCCGAGCGGGACGCCGCGGTGGTGAGCCGAGAACTCACTAGGAGGACCGATACCAAGAACCCTGGATACCGTCGAGCAGATCGAGGAGCGCCATGATCAAGTGTGTAGGCCAGACCAAGAAGGGGCCGTGTACCAACAAGGCCATGTACGTCGTCGGGGAGGAGGAGGTGTGCTTCATCCACCTCCAGACCTCCCTGAAGGAGCAGCTAGGCACTGACACGGGTATCGCCGCCAGGCAAGTGGTGGTGCGATTGGCGACTCCATGACCCCGCCACCGAACGCCGAGAAGGGGGGGGCGTTATCAATGAGCCACGAAGTCGAAGAAGCGGCGCTGCGAATCAAGCGAATCGTTGAGGATGCCCACCAGTTGATGGGAAGAGGCATAACGGAGGATGAAACCCGCCAGATATATGGAGTTCTGGACGAGTTGGAGTCCGATGCTGCGCTTTGGATGCTCTGGCAGCAGAGGAACTTGGGTTGCATTATCAACGATGAGGGCGAGGTGGGGTGGAGGTCGATCACTCCGTACAGAGCACCCCCTACCGGCAGGTCAGGGATGAAGCCATGACCTACTGGTGGCGTCCGTACATCGGCTGGGGCCGGCGGCAGTTCGTGGTGGGCATCCGCCGCAACCGTCGCGACCGTATCTGTCCTGAGCACCGCTTCATCCGCCTGGAGAATGAACTGTGGTGAAAACCTGGGTGGTGGAGGGCAAGATGTTGGGGCGATTTTCCTTTGAGTGTGAGTACTGCGGGTACTGCGGAGGCAACTACGCCACCAGGGAGACAGCCCAGGTCTATGCCGACATCCACGCCAAGTACGAAGTCCCCGAGCACCGATGACCGACCTAGTCAATCATCCTCCGCACTACGGCAGCCACCCATCAGGTGTCGAGTGCATCCGCATCGTGGAGCACTACAACTTCAACGTGGGCAACGCCATCAAGTACCTGTGGCGGGCAGGCCTCAAGGATGGGGTGGACCCGGTGGAGGATCTGAGGAAGGCAGCCTGGTATGTCAACCGGGAGATCGAGAGGATCAGCGGTGAAGAAGCTAGGGCGGTACCCGATGTGGGAATCGAACGAGGGGCCACCTCACATGGTGTTCACGACCGACATACGACTGCCTTCAGCGGCCAACGCTCATGAGCGACTCATCCGGCGGCACCTGGAAGTCTGCCCCCAGTGCCGCGAGTGGTCCGACGAACACGGCAATGACTGGGCCAGGTGGTTCTGGGTTGACTCTGACCTTTGACGAGTGGCTGGAGATCGGTATGAAGGAGGGGTACTGCTCTAGCCCTGTCTGTAACACTCATGATGGGCTGCCCTCCAGCGAGGAAGAGGACGCTGAGTGGGAAGACGGGGGCGATCCCTGCGTCCCGGCAGTGAGGTTGTTCTGGCATGACTGACATCTACATCGGGATTGATCCTGGATCCAAGAACTGTGCCCTGGTGGCCTGGTCGCCCACCGGGGGCCTGGTGGCGGCGTGGAAGCCCAAAGGCACCATGCCCAAGGGGGTACTACGCCTGCGCCGGCTGATGACCGAGATCGGCGCAGAGCTAGAGAAGCTGGACACCAGGGGCAACTGGATCAAGGGCATCGCCATGGAGGGATACTCGATGGCTGAACGCTACGGCCAACACGCCTCCGGTGAGGTGGGAGCAGCGATCAAGCTAGCCGTGCTGGGCCAGTTCGCCACCGACGACCGGAGGGCCTACCCGACCCTCGTCACCCCTCAGCAACTCAAGAAGTTCGTCACCGGCAACGGCAACTTCAAAGGCGAGATGATGTCCAAGGAGGTGCTGAAGCGGTGGGGCGTCGACTTCCCCAACAACGACCTGGCGGTGGCCTACGGCCTGGCCCGCATAGCTCACGCCGTCGATGCCGATCCGGAGGGCCTGACCCAGTTCCAGAGGGACGTGGCCGTCGCCCTGGACGGCAGGACCGAGTTCGACCCCACCGCCACCCGCCGGCTGGTCAGGGTGGGCCGGTAGCCCCGCCCTAGGCTTTCGGGTATGGCAGATCAACGCAGAGTTGGACACAGCGCACGACGCCGCATGGGTGCTTCCTCCAGCCATCTGGGTATGGCTGGCGGTCCAGGCGGCTCCTGGAGTCCTCCGTATGCCGGCTCTCCTGGTGGAGAAGCTGCCCTCGCCGGGGCTGAGCAGACAGCCCAGGGCAACGTCCAGATCCCCATAGCAGGAGGTCGAGTCATGAGTTCAGAAGGACGAGCCAAGGGGGTGCCACCGGAATATCCGACCGCCACCAAGCCTCCCCTGGGTGACAGCAGCCACTTCGTGGCCGGCGTGGCAGCCGGCGTCCAGGCTGAGCCGCACCCACCCCGAACCCGCGGTGGTCCATGAAGGTGCCCCAGGAGTCCCCGGTGCCAACCCAGGGGGGAGGACGGCCCGTGCCCTCGACGCCCTCCCGCCAGGGCAGCTTCGGTGCCGGCCAGGGGGATGCATTCGGATGAGCGACCGCGGAGTCTTCCAAGGCCCTGCCCCCATGAACACAGGGCAGGGTGAAGGAGGGTACGAGTACGCGGACCACGTCCTCAAGGAGCCGCATGGCCCCACCTACGACATGGTCACGTCAGAAAAAGACGCGTCCACCAGGGATCCCCAGGACGCCCATTTTATGGGGCAGCTTCTGCCGGCAGCCCACTCCCGCTCAGAAGAGGTGCGCTCCTTCTTCAACGCCCAGTCGATCACCGGGTAACCCGTGCCCAGGGGCGTCTTCACCCCATGGCAGTACCTGCCGCCGTATAACTACGGCGCGCCTGGGAACGCCAACACGGTTGGCGGTGGCGGTGGCATCGGGCCGTATTTCCGCGATGCCATGGATGCCAGGCGGTCTGCCTACAACCAGACGCCAGCCGCTCAGTGGCCCGATGGCTACCTGGGGACCATCAACACCAGGAGACAGGACCGCCTCCTCGACGCCATTAAGAACCGTGCCAATCAGAGGTCTTATGTCAGGGGGGTCCACAAGGGCGAGCGGATCGATCCGGCTGACTACATGTACCCGCCCACGCTCCAGCCCGAGCGGGGCATCCAGCGCCAGATGATGACCGCGGTGCCTTTTGACACCATGGTGCTGAACGACCGCGGTGCCCCTCAGCTAGAGCTAGTCCCCCAGTACAGCCCTCGTGAGCAGGCGATGATGGGGGC